CGAACCCCAGCCCATACTCCCCAGGCCTGCTGATGCCACCCGGCGCAGACGGCCACCAGAGGTTTAGATAGTCACCGGTCGCAGTGGGGCTGCTGGGTGTCACCGTCGCAGTCGATCCGTTCAGGGTGGTCACACCCATCAGGTCAGGAGCGGGCACAGACCCGAACCCCAGGGGCTCAACCAGTTGCGCTGCGAGGGCAGGGGTGGTGGTCAGGGTGGTCAGGGTAGGCAGAGGCCAGCAGCGCACGAGCACAGGGGCATCGCGCCCGTTCGTCACAAGCACACCGTCACCGACTACGGTGTAGATGCTTGAGTACTCGTTAGGCGCTGGGATGGTGCGACCGGTCTGCAGCGCGAACTTGCCACCGACCCCACCGACCTCGTAGTAGAGCCAGAGGGTGCCATCAGCCTCAAACAGGATGGTGTAACGGCTGCCACCTGGCTGCTGTTCCCAGACAAACAGCGAGTCGATGGGCCCGAGGGTGTGCCATGGCTCGAACCGGCTGGCAGGGTTCGGTCGGAACTTTTCATACCCGACGCGGGTTGACCACCCGAAGGTATTTGGGTCAACGGTCACATTCTCCAGCAGCGACATCGAGTCACGAGGCTGCGGGAGAAACTCAACGACTGCCCCGAGCTCAGGGGCCTGCTCAGTGATGCCCTGCACAGTGCGCTCCTATGGGGTGTAGATGAGAGGCCCGAACGGATTTGGGTACGCGATGGGCAGCCCTCCCCCGCGTCGGATGCGTCGGATCGGTTTACCGAGGAACCGGGCCTCAAGCTCGCGCTGCAGTTGCTGGCGCTTGCGTTCATAGACTGCGCTCAGCGTTGCGTTGTCATGCTTGAGCGTGATCTGCTCGAGGGCTGCATACGCGATGGCCTGCGCATAGGCCTGGGGCACCAGGGGCACGTCCTGATCCTCGAGCATCGGGCTGGGGCTGATGAGTCGCCTGATGCTGAAGTCAGTGTCACTGCTGGGGTGCGGGTACAGCTTAAACGACTGGTACACACCCGTGCTGCCTCTGTGGCGCACTGCATCGCTCGCGAATGCCTGCGAGTCGAGCGTGCTGGTGCGGGTGTCTGCCTGGATCGTCACACCACCCGCAGGCGCGATGGTGTCCACATCGAGGCCTGGGGCTGCTACGAGGCTGTGCCTGACCCTGACGGGTGCCTTGATACCGAGTTCTGGACAAGTGAAGTAGTAGCGCCGATAGAGCCCCGTGCTGAGCGGGAGCGCCTCGGGTGTGAAGGTGAGTTCTTCGTTGTCTGCCAGGGTGTAGGCCACCCCAGTGCTCAGCGCTGACTCGCGACCACCTGACACCCCTGCGCGGTACTCAATGGGTGTTTCAGGGTCGGGCCCGAATACGTTGCACATATACACAGTGACCGTGCGGGCTCCTCGACCTGCACCAGGAGTGATGACTGCCACCCCGGTCGGTTTGCGAGGTGCAGGGATGCGCACACCCTCGCTCGGTATGTAGGCCTCAGGCCTACCCAGCAGGTCAGGGTCGAGCCTCGCGTCATCGCGGTCGTATTTGCTCAGGTAGAACTGAGGGGTAGGCAGGCCTGTCTCGAGGTCATTGATGCCCATCAGCGTCGCAGTGTCTGAGGGCAGGTACACCTCGCGCATCCTGACGGTCACCGAGTAGGTGCCACCCGCACCCTCAAAGTCGCGATCGAGGTACAGCTGATTTGTGCCCGATACGTACCGGATTTGATACCGACCGGTCAGCGCGTTTGCGTCAGTGATGCTGACCTCTGCGCCTTCCCACCGGCTACCAGGCACCACTGCATCGCTTGAGTATGGGAACCCAGCACCTGCCACGGTTGCTGACCCGTTGACGACTGTGAAGCTGGCCTGCTGGTCAGTTGGGATGGTGACCCTGCCCTCTCGCTGGCAGAAGTCCCATGCGCGATCCGTCAGCAGACGCGCCTGCGCATCATTCAGGAGGCTGTCAAGTTGGGTGTCATAGGTGTCATTTGTGGGGTCATAGTCGAGCAGGTTGCCGACGAATGCCCTGAGATCAGCGAGGTTCACAGATGACTCCTACATGCTGAAAGGCCCCGGTGCTGACAGGTGAAGCACCGGGGCCAGTGTAGCGCGGGGGAGCGCTACGGAGTTGAGCGAATCAGAACTGCTTGTAGACGATCATATCAATCGTGCCACCAGCCTCAGCCTCGAGGGCAACACCGAAGACAGCGAGGTCAGTGGCAGCAGCCGCCTCGACCTCGCCAGCAGCAGTGCCAGCAGCGTTGAGCACAGCGCCAGCAGCGACACCAGCAGCGCAGTTCACATCCTCAGCGTAGCCAGCGACAACGACGCGCACGGCCTCGTTGGCTGCTGCAGCGTTGAGTGCGACACCAGCCGCAAGGCCATTGCCGGATGCCACAATGCCAGCCTGAGTGACGTACAAAGCGCGATCTGCACCCGTCTTGCTGGTGTCGAATGCGACAACGTCGCCAGCGACAATGGTGCCACCAGCCAAGTAGGTTTCAATCTGGCGACGGTGCGAGGTGGCGCCTGCCTCACCAGAGGCGAGGTACTGGATGAGCGTAGAAGTTGCCATGATCAGGCCTCTGCGTCGATGAGGATTGCGTGGGAAGCCAGGTGGCCAGTCACGAGCTGCATACGGCAGAACACCATTGCAGCCTCGGTAGCGGTACCGGGCACGGGCATCATGTCGCCCACCTGAAAGAATCCGTCAGTGTCAGCGTAGAGCTGGAACTGGTCGGAGCTGAGCAGGTACGCGCTGACAGCCTTTGCGCCCATGCCCGATGCTGCGTTTGCAGTAAAGCCAAGGTTCGGATCGACGTAGATGCGTGCACCCCGGTAGGTAGCAACCATCTGCCCGTTGAGCCCATCGCGGTCGGTGACGTTGATGTACTGAATGCGGGAGTCCATCAGAGCCAGGAAGGCTGCGTAGCAGCTCGGGCTCATCAGCATGATGTCAGGGGTGGTGCCGCTCGGGTTGTACAGCTGCGTCTGAATGAACAGCTCATCAAGGTGGCTGAGCGCCAGCGTGCCAGCTGCATCGACGAACTGGTTGTACCAGTTGAGGCTGCGGTAGGTGGTCTTTCCGAGCGTGCCAACCACGTTGGCCTGGCTGCCCTGCGCCACACCCTCGAGCCAACCAGTGTTGTTCGGGGCGACTGCTGCAGTGCCGTTGCCGTTGAGCGTCTGCAGGGTCGTGATCTTGCCCGAGTCGCCTGCGATGATCTGCTTGCAGACCTCTTTCTTGAGGCTGAGCATGACGTTTTTCATCTTGCTCTCGAGAATGTTGACAACGGCAAGGTCACCCTTGTTTGCTGCCTTCTCGACTGCGCTGAGCACGATGGGCTGAGTGAAGTTCGAGTATTCGAACTTAGCGGTCTGGAAGGGATCGGTGACGGCCATGGACACGGGCTCGAACCCGTTGCTGAGTTCAGTGATCGAGCTGTGATCACCGAAAATCACAGGCTGCTCGACCCGGAGGCCACCAGAAACCTTGATCAGGTTGCCATGCTCCTCGATGGCCCGAATGAGCGGGTGCGCGAGGAACGAGTTGTCAATGAGGCGATCACGCAGCAGCTGCAGCGTGGTCGAAATTACAGACTGGGGAGCCATAGCACAGGCCTCCACATAGAAAGGTTGCACGGTTTGAAGCGTGTTCCCGTTCGGGAGTGCTGCAGTGCTCTGGCAGTGGTCGCCCGATCGTGCGGGGTAGACGTAGCAAAGCGCCTTGAACGGATGCTACCGCGTCTGCGCCTACGCGTCTACCCCGCAGCCCCTCAGCCCTGGTGCATGGCCTTAGCGAGCGCCAGCAGGTCTGCGTTGCTCATTTTGCGCACATCAGCCCTCGAGGGCTGCATGCTGAGCCCCTTGCGCCCGATGCCGGTGGCCTTTGCTGCCTCGCGCCTAGCCGCACGCTTTGCACGCTTCTGCGTCTGCGCCTCTGCTGCCTGTGCCTGCTTCCTGCGACCCATCACAGCCCAATAGGCCGTTTCGAGGTCAAGGCTGGTGTTCTCCTCGAGCATCGCCTGCACATCCGACCGCAGCCCCTGATCAGTCTCGAACTCAGGGTGCTCAGCTAGAAATGAGTTGTAGGCCTGCTCAGCCTGCTGCACCTCATATTCCTGCTGCATGGGCTCGAGCAGAGCATTGAGCCTGACCTGCACCTCATGCTCGATGCGTGCCTTGATGCTGTCCTCATTCCATGGGTCATACTCAGGCAGCTCGCTGCGCAGCTGCTCGAGTTCGCGCTTGCCCTTGAGCAGTGCAGCACGCTCTGCCTGCGCCTCTTTGCGCATCGCAGCCGCTTCCTGCGTCTTGCGGGTGTAGTCACCCTGCATCTGCCTCATCAGTGCGGCTGCACGGGGATCGATGGCCTCGATGCGTGTGACTGCATCGCGCCAGCTCAGGCGCGACTCGCTGCCTGCCTCGGGCTCTGCCTCTGCCTCACTCGTGTCCTCAGGTGCCTCGACCTCAGGCGCTGCCTCAGCCTCAGCCTCAGCGGGTGCTGCTGCCTCAGTCTCAGCGGGTGCATCGAACCCAAGTGGGCCTACCTCTGCAAGCACTGCCTGCGCTGTGCTCTCGTGCGGGGTGGTCATCACTGACTCCCTATTTGTGGTGTGGTGCTAGCGTTCTGCCAGCTGGATCGGGGTACCGACGGTGCGATACCACGGGGGATTGTAGCCAGGCGCGATGCGGAACCTGATGGGCTGCCCGAAGAAGGACGTACCCAGAGTGATCACGCTGGCGTTCTGAATCCGGTTGAGCAGGAACGTCCGCCAGCCGGGCAGGTCACCCGTCGCCGATGCACTACGGGGATCGACATAGAGATGCACATAGGTGCGCCCTGTCCGGTTGTCCGTCCACATCGCGTGAGGGTTGCCCTCGCGCTGACCTCGAGCGCCTGGCTTTTCCGGAGGCTGCCACTTGTCTACGTAGTAGTACGAGACGGGCAGCCGGTTTGCGATGGCGTAGCGAATGTTCGAGGTGGTATCACCGCCACCGATATCGAAGTCGAGGCGCTGACCTCTGCGCCCTGCCCTCGGTATGACCGTGGCAGGCTTGCGCTGACCGATGCCAAACAGCCCCAGCAGCTTAGCGCGCAGGGTGCGTGCCATTACCGACGCATCCGGCCAGCAAAGTCAAACTCCTCGACCTCATCGACCTCGACCACCTCATCAGGCTCACCCATGTCGGGCAGGTCGGTGCTGGGCTCGCTGTCAGGAATCTCCTGCTCGAGGAAGGCCTGAAACTCTGGATCGCTGAGCAGGCCCTTGATGGCTGCAGTGATGGCCGTGAGCTCGCTGTCACCCTTGATCTGCTCAAGGGCTACGGGCAGGGGCTTGCCATACTCCTCGGCAGCAGCGCCGATCATCGCGAGAAACCGCACCATTTCCGGATCCATCGCCTCGGTGGGCCCGTCATACTCGCCTGCACCCAGGTCGAGCCCCATCATGCCTGCCACGTCAGCGATAGCCATAGCGAGCGCTGTGAGCACCTTTTTGCTGTAGGGCTTTTCGGGTGGTGGCACTACAACCATCAGCGTTTCACCGATGATCTCATCCTCCTCGCCTGCGAGCTCCTCGAACTCGGGTGGAAGGGGTGCGCGCGAGGCTCCGATATCGAGGGGCATGTCAGACTCCAGGGAAAGGAAGGGCAGTGGGTGGCAGGGGTGCACCCTGCTCAGGGGTGGGCTCGATAGGCTGAGGCAGCTCGACATCAGCCAGCGTCTGCGGGAGGTCGTAAGTGCGCACGAGCTCCTCGAGGATCAGCTTGGGATCTGCACCGAGCTGCACCAGCACGGGCGCCAGGCGCTCGAGGCTCTGACGCTTGACCTCATCCCCCATCGGGGTGCTACCTGCATCGACTGCCCAGTACTGAAAGTCACCGGTCAAGTCGTCTGCGCTGAGCATCGTGGGGCCTACTGGGTTTGGCAGTGCCAGGGGCTCTGCCTCATCCCCGAGCAGCACGCTGAGCATGATGTTGTACACCCTCGCGACCTCGCTGATGACCTCATCACGGGTGCGGGCCATCCTGCCCACCTCGCTCGAGGTGTAGTCAGCGAGCAGTCGCTGCTCAGTGGCAGTGGTGCCAGTGACCTCCCCTCGAGTAAACGGTGCCATCAGGCCTGCGTCATTGATGTCTGCTGTGACCGTCTGCGCGTAAAGGCTGATGTCAGCAGGGATGGGTGAGTTCGGTACGGGGATGATGTTGCCCTCGAGGGTGCTACCAGGTGGCAGATCGACCTCGATGAACTCACCATCAGCACCCTGCCCGATCTTGGTGGTAGCCACCTCATCGAGGAACCCGCTGCGCACCATCCACTGACGGGCCATGCGACGCACACCCTGTGACTGATAGGTGCGCAGCACGTTGAGTTCCCTGAACTGGTCAAACGACCGGTCAAGCAGCGAGTAGCCCCTGAGCGGGGTGTCAGGGTCGCGACTCAGGTAGACGGGGATGATGGGCACCACGGGCCTGCCTGATGCCGTCTTGAACGGAATCCCTGCAGTCTCGTGCACAATCTCTGCGTCGGGTGTCTCGGTGTCTGCGCCTGCATCCTCATCGAGGGCACCGACCTGCACCTGCACGCCCTCAAAAACGAACTGCTTGCCCTGCTCATAGTCAGGCGACCAGACAAGCAGCTCATCACTGCGCAGGTCGTACAGCTCGACCACCCTGCACCATTGATCAGTAGTGTCAACACCAGTGTCGCGCTGCACTGCTGACTGCCCGCTCATGTCAGTGCGATCGATCCACTTGCTGTAGGGCCTGCCATTGAACTCATCCTCACGCTTGCCATACCGCTCAGCAGCCTCGTGCACGGGCACCAGGTAGCTATGCCCCACAAACCTCTGCTGTTCCCAGCTGCCCGCAGTGGCGTCTACCACCACTTCCCAAGGTGCCAGCGCTGTGCAGGCTACCCGCTTGAGTGGGTCCACATTCTCGACTGGTGCGAGCTTGATAAACGAGCAGGGGTAAATCAGGCTCAGGCGCGTAGCGTCCTCGAGCTGCTCGCGAATGGTCAGCAGGTACTGGTTCGCCGTCGCCTCAGCGACCTCAGGGTTCCCTCGCTTGCGCAGGTCATCCTGCACCATCACTGCAGGGTTTTTGGCAAACAGGCTGCCAAGGTAGCTCTCGACCACTGCATACGCCTTGGGCACCTCGGTGCGCAGCACGGTGCTGTTTGCCTGCAGCTTTTCCCTGTCCTTCCAGAAGTTCGTCATGTACAGCGCGCGCAGCTCGCGCAGCCTCGGGCGCGCACTGTCCCAGTACATGTCATGCGCATCAACGATCTCCTGCGCCTCGAGCGGGGTCAGCATTTGGTCACTCCTTAGAAGGGCAGGCCCGCTGCCCGTATCCTACGCGCTCGCGCCTTGTTGATAAGAGTATCAATCCGCAGGCCTTTCGTCGCGACTGCTGCAGTGCGCCATGCGCTCGGTACATCCCGGAGGCATCGATACGCAAGCGCGATGGCAACGGCTGCGTCATCGTGCCCACCCTTAGGGGCCTCGGGTGTGACCTTGCCCGCTGGGATGGTGAGGCTGCGCAGTTCGAGCCAGGTCACACGGTCGAGCATCTGCACAGCGCGCAGCGCCTCGCGCAAAGTGTCGAACGCATCAAGCTTGCTCTGCAGCGTAGTGACCCAGGGTTTGCCCTGAGCATTGCGCCACTGCTGATGGTACCGCGTGTACCCGAGTTCGAGCCCGAAGGCATGGCCGTGGTTGTTGCTCTCATAGAGCATGAGCGCCTGGTTGTACCTGCTCGCCACCTGCACTGCTCGGTGCGCCCACTCCGCAGGGGTCACACGGTTGCTGCGCTCCACATAGACCGGCTGCATCGTGGCAACGGACACCACGCACAGCGCTGAGTAATCGCCACCCACTCCACCACCGATATCGACACCCATGACGTAGCGGTCGCCTGGGTGCGGTGACTCCAGCTCGCGCCCTGCGTGCTGCCCGATCGCGTGGTGGTCAAGCACAGTGATATCCTGCATGACCTCATCATCGTAGTAGCCACCCTCTCGATCGAGGAAGCAGTCATCAAGGCACGCGGGGTATTCCCTGCGAAACTTGTGTTTCGAGTTCAGTGCATCGATCTTGCGCCTGCGCCAATGCAGCTGCCCTAGCGTCAGGCTGTACTCGACTTGCAGCTTGAGTTCCTCCTCACTCAGCGAGGCCTCGAACTCATCAGGCACCATCTCAGGAGGGTCGGTGTAGGCAGGATGTTCCCACCACCACATAGTGATCAGGGTCCACTCACCCTGCCCACTGGCTGCCTCGAGCACCAGACGGCTAAACCAGTCGCCAGGCGCGTTTGCAGTGGACTCGAGCATTAGCAGCCCCTCACCCACTGCTGCATCAGCCTGCGCAATGACCTCCTCGAGGTCAGGCGCAAACGCTGCCTCACTGACCACTGCTGCTGCAGGAGTGAATGACCGCAGGCCCGTCTGACTGCGAGACGTGAAGGCCTGCAGGCTTGCACCCGTGTCCTCATACACAATGCGGCTGCGGGCCTGGGTGGCGATGGGTCGCTGCAGCATGGCAGGTGGGTGCCTCAGCCAGCGCCTCGGGTCATCAAGTAGGGCAGTGGCGCTGTCATCGCGCATGCTGATGATCGCGTGCATTGCAGCATGCGGGGTCGTGTACGCCATATGATGCAGCACCATTTTCGCACCCGTGGTGGCTGCGGTCTGCCGTGCCTTGATGATGACGATGCGATTGTGCCCTGCCTCCACTGCCTCGAAAATCTTGCGCTGCATCGGTAGTGGGTCGAGCGTGATGAGCTTCTTGCTGTCCTTGTGCTGCACCTTGTGCATGCGCGCAAACAGGTCGAGCCTGCTGACCAGCTGCTCAACCTTGTCACGATGCTGTGCAGGCACCCCTGCAGGCACGTAGGCACTCACTGCACGAGCCTCAGCACCCGCTCGAGTTCTGCCAGGTCTGCGCTGGCCTCAGAACCCGAGGTGTCAGCCCCTGCCTCAGCGGTCAGGCCATGCTCGAGCACAAAGCGCGCTGCGATGAACTGCGTCTGCTTGCCACTGCCTGCGATGCACTGCGCGAGGGCTACCAGTGCCTCAGGCTGCAGCCTCGCTAGCTCGACCGATACGGGGGGGGGAGGTGGTGGCGGGGGAGGGTGCAGGGATGATCACCGTAGCACGATGGGCACACCTCTCACCCCGCAACAAACCCCTGCACCCCATACCTCAACCACTGTTTTGCTTTGTGAGGTATGGCCGGTGTGCCCACTACATGAAAGCACCGAGCAGCAGAGCATCACACCCGGCCACACCTCTGCCCGTCAGGTATGGCCGGTGTGGTCATGCTCAGCGCCTGCGCCACCCTGGGCATCGAGGTGCCCCTGCTCGCACCTGCGCCTCCCCACCCATGGCGATCAGGCTCGAACTCAACCACCTCAGGATGCGCTCGCCTAGTTCGGTTTGTGGCGATCCCTCGAGGGGCTCGACACCCGAGCCCACCAGAGCCTCATGCTGACACTCACCCCGATACCGACTGATGCAGGTGGGGCAGGTCATCGCTGCGCCACAAATGAACCGTCAGCACCCTCGGGAGGTGTCAACGCTGGGCACCAGCGGGCCCACTCAGGCACAGGCTTGCTAGTCGCGTCATCGACGTGCCAGGCAATGACCCCATCATGGAACTCGCTGCTGGCCTCCTGCCTCGAGCACTTGACCTCGAACTGCTCGCGACTCATGCGCTGCAGGCCTTCTGCACCGAGCAGCTGCAGGCCTCGAGGGCAGCTACACGTCACCGAGTAGGTGCGCACCCGGTCTGCCCCTCTCCGCCTCGACCACACCACTGCATGCAGCTGACCCCTTCCCTCACAGTATGGGCAGCGCCTCGACCTGTCCCTGATGCTAGCCCCTCGCGCTTCCCCATCCTCGACAACCATTGACTGCCAGGTAGTGCGCAGCTCTGCAGGGGTGGGTCGATATGTCGAGGTCGCAAGCTGACGCTCGACCAGAGCGCCTGCGCGATCCCCTGCCTCTATCAGTATCGCCTCGACCGTAGGCCCCAGCAGCTCCCGATACTGCTGAGGGCTACCCGGGCCCGGCAACGCACTGAGACGATTGAGCAGGTGGCGGGTGCCTGCCATCAGACACCTCCGGCTGCAGTGGTGACGCCAGCGTTGCGGGCTACCGCTCGCAGGCTCTCAGCACGCTGCTGCTGTGCTCCGCATTCGCAGCTTGTTCGCGGCTGCTCACCCGCTCGCGGGTAGGCGATAATAGGCACACTCGTCAAGCTGAGTGAGGGCTGCAGGGTCGTAAGTGCGCGGAATGACTGCAGAAGGAGCATCACGACCTGAGGCACTGGGTGTGGCGCGCAGTATTGGTTTGTCAATGGGGTCATTCCTCACCTGCCTCGAGGGGCTCGACACCCACCACCCGCAGTGCGAGCTCATGCACGGGCACACCGAGGGCCACACTGAGTGCGTGCCAATAGGGTGCAGTGGGCAGACGCTTGCCCGCACACCAGCGCCACACCGTGCGACGATCGACGGCTGCACCGTCTCGCACCTCAGTCATCCTGGTGCTCAGTTCTGCTGGGCCTGACAGGCCTGCTGCTGTGATGCGCTGCTGCAGCCATTCGTGGAAGGGTTGATGCATTTTCTGCTCCTATGGTGTTGCATGTCGCCGTGCTGGCGACTAAACCTTAGCAGGTCGCCACAGTGGCGACCACAAACACGGAACATCTGATGGCCTTCGACATCGCACTGACCCTGACTGCACTGGGGCTGATGGGCATCCTGCTCATTCCCATCACTGCAGTCGCTGACCTCATCCACGAACGCACCTACAAGGGGAACTGATGACACCCATGCGCCTCGCTTCGATCTTTACTGTCCTCGATACCTACGGGGTGCAGGACATCATGCGCGTGCAGTCGAGCGTCAACCCGCTCGACCCACCACACCACTCGACTGCTGTATGGGTCAGCCCTGCTGACTGGCTCAGCGTCTATGACTCGATCTTCTATGCGACCGATGAGGTGCCCCAGGTGCGCGCATCGATGGACACGGTAGGCACTGACCTTGCGCTCGGGCTCGAGGCTGATGGGTTCCGGGTCTTTGCGTTCTGGCGCATCAAGGACATCGAGGCCATTGCTGAGCGCCTCGTAGCGTCTGGCATCGATCAGAAAAAGGTCGATGCGTGGGCAGTCATCGGAGGTGCAGTGTGAACACCAGTGAAACCATCGACCAGCTCGCCACTGCGCTCAGCACTGCGCAGGCTGCCATGGGGCCTGCCATCAAGGGCAAGCGGAACCCGCATTTCCGCAGCAGCTACGCAGACCTCAGCGCAGTCGTCGAGGCCATCCGTGAGCCCTTCACAGCTGCAGGCCTGTCATGGGTGCAGGCACCGAGTGTTGACGTGGCATCGGGTCTGGTGACTGTCACCACCCGCGTGCTGCACACCTCGGGTCAGTGGCTCGAGGCATCAGTCAGCGCAATGCCTGGCAGGGGTGGCAAGGCTGACCTCAGCCCTCAGGCAGTGGG